AAGTTTCTGAAAATGAATTGACACCTCCAACAGTTTCACAGTCAAAATATTTGTTAAACTTCACAAATTTCACAGCAACACCAGATGGAAATGGCGCTTTTGTGCATTCATACGCTGGATATAGCAAAACTGAAGATGAAACGAGCGAGCCTGTTACAAAAGAAAACTCTAGAAATGAAACAGTTGTTTTTAAGAACGAAGGATATGATGATGTACTTCAATATCCTCTTCCAGTAAAATTTTCAGATAATTTTGGTGGTCTGCATAATACACAAAAAGAAGCTCTTATGAATTCAACATGGCCAGATGGTGCAGTTAAAGACTATTGGTTTGTAGCAGATAAAACTGTAACAAAAACTGTGACTACTAAAAAAACAACAACTACAACTACAACTACAAAAACAACTATTCCAGCTTTTACATTAAAATATAATATAAAAGCAGACTATGAAGTTGACTATTACGAGATTGTAGATAATAGCATTACAAGTGTGTCTGGAAAAGACTATGAAAAACTAAAAGCTGAAGGAAAAATCTTACAAACAAAATTTGAAAATAGAGGACAAGCATCAAATATTGTTGAAAGCGGAAATGAGATGTCTTATTATGTTTCTTATAATTCAGATGAGTTTGGTACAAGTGGAAATAAAATGTCATCAAAAACAGCTGCGCCAGGTGATGACATATATGCTGGATATTTGGATGTTTATAACAAGACTATTCAACCAGCAATTGACGCTAAAATGGTCCCAATTGTTACAACGTCTTCAAAAGAAAATGTCGTTGAAAATAAAACCGAAACAAAATATTCTAAAGATGTATTAATCTTTAATATACGGGCATCATTTCAATGATAAAACACTTAGAAGTAAACCTAGACACAAACAATGCTTGTAATATGAATTGCAAGTATTGTTTTCTAGGTGACAAAAATAATTTTCATCAACCGCATTTTAATAAAGAATATTATGATAGCTTAAACCTCAGTAAATGTAAAATTATTGAATTTTGGGGTGGTGAGCCATTTTTGTATTGGGAACATTTCAGCACAATTGCATCATATTTCAGAGATAGATGCCCACAAGCTGATTTGTATGTTCTTTCAAATGGCTCAATCTTAAATGAGAATATCATAAACTTCTTGATTGAAAAAAGAATATTTTTGTCTTTAAGCCATGATGGTCCAGATCAATATATTCGTGGTGATGATTTCTTAAAAGACACAAATAAAATTGAGCTCTTGAAAAAGCTTCCGTATAAAATTATTTTTTCGATGACGTTGACATCACAGCATGCGCCATACTCTGAGTATAAAGACTTCTTTTATAAATTGTCTGAAACAGGACTAAACTTCACTTGTAAAATTATTCCAGCTCGTGGAACGGATGACTTCAATATGCCATTTGCTTTCACAACAACTGAGCACGCAGAAAATCTAATAAAATTCTTTTCAGACATGATTGACGATTGCAATAGAAGTCTAAAGTCTTCTATTATTTTTTACTATACATTAGCACGTTTACTAGGTCGTTCTAAAAGCAAATATCCATGCAGTACACATGAGAGTGACTTTCTTGCAACAACGACAGATGGCTCAAAAGTTGTGTGCCATACTGGAAAAAAAGAAATGACAAAAATTGCTGGATGCTTAGATTGCCCTGCAGCTGGACAATGTTATGTTTCATGCCAAGTTTTGAATGAAAAGTTTAAGGTTGCTCAGTGTGACGCCGCAAAATTGTATGCTAAAAAAATAAATGAATTAGTTTACAGCATTTGGACTGTCATCGATGTGCCGACATATTTTGTATGCTTAGACGATGTTAAAGACATTTTTGAGTTTGTTGAAAAATATGACAAAACAAAAACAACATTTTATTTTTCTAAATCTAAGCAGCAAAAACAAAGAATTGCAGAAATTATGGAAATTGCTTTACAGCTCCAGAAAAATGATTATGTTTGCCTTATTATGTAATGTCCTAATTATATATTATGGCGAAGACTAAGAAAGTTTATGTACGTAAACCAAAAGTAAAAGAAGAAAAACATGTAACTGAAGCTGCTCAGCACAAAGGCGATTTTCGTAAAACACCACGATGGAAGTTTTGGCGTAGATTTTTGATTGATAAACAGAAAAAAGACCCAATCACTGGAAGTAAACTTACTAAAGGCGCAAACTGTCATCATATGGATATGCGTGAAGAAAATTATGAAAATCTTGATGAGAAGCGCTTTAGAATGTTGAACAAAAAGTCACATGATACTGTGCACTTCTTTTTTGCTATGAAAGATTGGCGCGCTGGTGTAAAAGCTCTTGTTGAAATTTTGGAATATATGGAAAAATACAATACAGACAATCCTAACTGGTCTTTCGACGATGCCAACAATCGAGCATGGCCTGTTGAATAGAAGCATTTCGTTTTTTGATAATGTCCTCACTTAAAGAGGACATTTTATTTTTTAAATTATCTTTCATTATTTTGCTATTCTCTTCACCATACAATGTTTCATATTTTGCGCGATAATTCTTTATCTTATATTTTTCGAATTCTTCGATATTGTATTTTTCCCGCAATTTCTTAAACTTTGTTTTGTTATACGCACGAATAGCGCAATTTGCAAAATAATATTTTTCATCTTCTATTGATGTTTGTTTGAAACGAGAAACACATAATTTATAATAAACTTCAATTGGAACTTTTAATGAGATACCTTTATATAAGAAGTTTTCATAATGAGAATAGTCTACTGGAAGTTTCTGTATTTTTTCTAAAACAACGAATGAGTGTTCGAGCATAATAAAGAAATTGGTGTTTTTCTCATCGATGATTTTATTCCATAGGGTTGTCTCATCATCATACATATTTTAGTTAGTCTATTTTTCATTTTTTGAGAGTGCTTATTGGAATAGCCTAATTATTTTATAAGGAGAAAATTATAGTTATGTATAATGAGAATTCTAAGACTGGTGGTCTTACACATTCACCAACTCTTAAAGGATTGGTAAACTCTGGAGCAGACTTGCTCAAACAGATGTTTGATGTTTCTATTGTTTTCCCAGACCAGCTCGACAGCGGTGATGAAAGCGATCTTTTGTTTGGTTACCCTGTAACAGTTCGCTGTACTGGTTTTACAGTTCCTGAAGTTTCTATGGCAACATATGATATTACATATCATGGAATTTCTGTAAAAAGACCTGGTGGAAAACTTGAAGGTGAACGCTCAATTGAGTTGACATTCCGTGAAGATGCTGCTTTCATGTTGAGACAGCGCTTCTCATTGTGGATGATGGCTGTTGCAGACCCTGTAACAGGTGGTGTTTCAAATGCTATCAACTATTTCGGTACATTGTCAGTTCGTACAATTGCTGGTGAATACACTTCTACGCAACTTGTCAATCCTACTGGACAGTCAACAGGTTCTAACCATCAAATTCTTGAAGATTCTGGTCAGATTCCAGCAAAATCTAAAAAAGGTGACTTTGCAGATGTAAACCCTGTTGCTGAATGGAATTTCTACCATGTTTGGGTTTCTAAAGTTGGTGGAGTTGAGTTCTCAACAGATGCAGCTGAAGCTAACACATTCCCAGTAACATTTCAGTATCAAGACTGTGACATTCCATTCTTTGGTGGAAATCCAATCTTCTAATGAAACAAATGCCGCTCAAAAGAGCGGCATTTTTTTTTACATTTTTTGAACTTGTACTGGACTTTTCATATATTATATTTGTAAATAGCGAGGTACAAGATGCTTAGAGATTCAATAAACAAATTCTATGAGTCAGCTGCAAAAAAGTTTGCAAAGTCAGGTGTAATTCAGCACATAGATACAGAAACATCAATTATCGAAGATGTGACAGTTGACCGTGAGTTTATCAAATCACTTATGTCTAAGAATGGTGGAAACTTCCGCTATGTTACAGTTGATGGTGGTCGTTACCAATCTCCAGATGGTCGCATCCACAAACTTGTAGACAGAAAAATCTTGATGAATAACTTATACCCAACTTATGTTGGTGAGTTTTACGAAGACACTCTTGAAAAGTTTGGCATCAAGAAAAATGTCATCAACCTTGATGAAGAGGTTGCAAAAATTAAAGCTGCAGCAGCTGCTGAGAAAAAAGAAAACAAAGAACGCGGTGTTAAAGGTGGTATTTTCAACTATGAATACTTCTACAACGTAAACAATTTCAAATGCACA